CCTTGCATTTTCTAGTTAATACTGACATCGCCTCTCATATTCATATTATCAAGCATCGCATTGGCGTTTCTGTCAATGGCGAGTCTGCGCGTTATAAAGAGATTAAAGAAGATGAATTTTTAATTCCAGAAGATTGGCCCGATTCTTGGAAGGAGATTCTTACCTCCTATACGGAAAGAGGTCTTGATTTGTACCATAAATGCATTGAAGATCTTGTGCAAAATCATGGATTTAATCGCAAAAGAGCTAAGGAATCAGCTCGCTTTTTTAGGCCATATAATACACAAATTGCTGCTGATGTGATGTTTAACTGGCGTTCATTTGCTCATTTTCTAAACCTTAGAAATAAGCCAGATGCTCAAAAAGAAATTAGAGACATTGCTGCACAAATGCTTGCCTTGGTTAAGGAAACAAATAAGTTCCCTTTGACTATACAAGCCTTTGGGGTGTAAAATAGTATGTGCCTACAGAACTGATAAGCCTAATGGGTGGAGCCGCTACAGGTTTCATCTTTCGTTTAATTGCTGCTAAGGCAGAAGAAAGCAGAAATAGGTTTGATCGTATGATGAAGGCAATAGATAAATCTGATGAATCTGCTGATAAAGCGGCTAAAAGAGATGGCGACGTAGGCAAGATTGTTAGACAGTTTATTGTAGTTTCTGTTATCTTCTCTATAGTTATATCTCCATTTGTTATGGCTATTTTAGGTATTCCAACTTATCTTGAAGTTGATTATAATAATGGTGGCAGCGTTTTAGGTATGATTGGAGATGACGTAACCAGTAAGGCATTCGTTGAAATTTCTGGTAATTTAATTACAGCAGAGATAAGACAGTGCCTTATCGCCATTACTGGGTTTTATTTCGGATCAGCGTCGGCCTCAAACAAATCATAACAGGTCTTGACAAACCTTCTCCGACCTGCTTAACTAAGAGCATGAAGGAAAAGATTAGCCGCACCAAGATTATCGAAACTCTTGTCGAGATTCCCGCGAAAGCTGATAGACGATTTTGGCAAAAAGAAATGGTTCTTCTTAAGAAACTTGAGAAGATTTATGGCATAGACTTTTTATCGCAAATTCAAGAAGATAAGAAGGTTCCAACGTTGGCTTTCTTCTTTGCCGATTGGAAGAAGAAGTTACTTGACGTTGACTACAAGGAGTACTATTATACTCGCCTTCACCAACAAGATCTTTCGTCCCAAGAAAAGATCGGTAAAGACGCAGAAGTTAAAACCAAAAAAACACTTAAACAATTTTTATCATGAGCAAAAAAGCAAAAGAACAAGAACAAGTTCAAGAAGCTTCGTCTTCAAAGACGTTTTTAAAATCCTTTTTAAAGGACAAGGCAGAGCATCATTACAACTTTGAAGAGTCTATTAATTATAGGGTATCAACTGGATCGCTAAATCTTGACATGCAAACTGGTGGAGGGTTAAGCCCCGGTTTACATAGATTTGTAGGCTTTACAGAAGGTGGGAAAACTTCAGCCTCGCTTGAGGTCATGAAAAACTTCTTGGCTACAATTCCTAACTCAAAGGGTTTCTATGTCAAAGCTGAAGGTCGTCTTTCTGACGAAATGCAAAAGCGTTCTGGAATTAAATTCGTCTTTGATCCAGAAGAGTGGGATGTCGGAACATGCTTTGTTTTTGAGTGCAATATCTATGAGACAGTTGTAGAAGGTATGAAAAACTTGGTCATGAGCAATGAAGAAAAGATCAAGTATATGTTCGTAGTCGATTCCGTTGATGGTCTTGTCGCCCAGAATGATGCCGGTAAATCATTCAATGAAGCCCAAAAGGTTGCTGGAGGCGCAGTTATCGCTGGCGCGTTTATGAAGATGACTTCAACTCCTCTTAGCAAGAGAGGTCACATGGCAATATTCATCTCTCAAGTTCGAAGCGATATTAAGATTGATCCGTATAGCGCCGCTCCAATTCGTCAAACATCAGCAACTGGTGGTAATGCACTGCTTCACTTCTCTAATTTTATCCTAGAGTTTGAGCCTCGTTTTGAAGGAGATGTGATCTTAAAAGACCCATCCATCAAGAAAAGCGATCCTATTAAAAATCCAATCATTGGACACTGGTGCAAGATTTGCATTAAGAAGAGTCCAAATGAAAAGAGTAAGGTTAGGATTACTTATCCTATTAAATATGGTCGAGTTAATGGCACATCGGTTTGGCTTGAAAAAGAAATTGTTGATATGCTTATGATGTGGGAAATGGTAACTCGCTCTGGCGCTTGGTATTATTTATCTGACGATTTTGCCTCTATGCTTAAAGAAAATAATTTTGAAGCTCCAGATAAATTCCAAGGCGAAAATGCAATTTTTGAGTTTGTGGAATCTAATCCAAATCTTGTAAAATTTTTACATAAGTATTTTGTAGATATGATTTCCGCAAAACCAAATGAAGTTTAAAACTTTAAATGGTAAAGAGCGTTTGCTTAAGAATGCTAAAAAATATATTATTAATTGGCAATCTGAATCTAAAAGCAAATTGCAATGGAGAGTTAAACAGCACTTGTTTCCATTTTGGAAACACGATGTTGTCTTTGAAGAACTTAGAATTGTTGGCAGCAGGCTTTCCTTAGACTTTTACAATGCAAATAAAAAAATTGCCGTAGAGGTTCAAGGCAAGCAGCACCAAACCTACAATCCATATTTTCACGGTTTAAATAGGCAAAACTGGTTGTCTCAATTAAAAAGAGACGATTTAAAGCTTCAGTTTTGCTTGACAAATGGTATTAAACTGGTAGAGGTATATGAGTCCGACACGTTGTCGGATGAATTCTTTAAGCAGCTTTTATGAGTAAAAAACAAAAAGAAGAGAAGGAAGAGCCAAAAGACTTTTTATTTCCAACTGAACTTGTTGAGCAAGTTTATGAAATTTCTGGTGGCGCAGACTCTTACAAGGGTGTAATCCTTTGCGTCTGTTCTCCGAAAGGTACTCCTCAAATCTACACAAGATTTGATTCTATTGTAACTTCCCTTGGTATGAAGACGGCTCTTGGCCAATGGCTGTCTGATGAAGAAGATAAGGTTATGGCAACAGATAACGACTAATGCTTTATTCACTAGAAGTAGAGAAGCAGTTCCTAGCAGGACTGATTCAGTATCCAGAGACTTACTCTGAAATTTGTGATTTCGTTTCGGAATCAGACTTTTATTCCGAAGATACAATCGTTCATAAGACGATTTATCACATTATTCGCAAATGCCTAGAAAGCAACGAGAAGGTCGATGAGATCATTATCGCTCAAAGAATCAAAGAGATCGGCATTTCCTTTAAGGATAATATCGATGTCTTCGATTATTTGAGGTCTTTGGCTATTAGAAAGACCAATAAGACTACAGCCATCTCTGCCGCCAAGGAGATTAAAAAGTATTCTATCAGGAGAGCCATTCATGAGTCTGCTCTTGAAGTAGCAGAGAAGATGAAGAAGATCGCTCCAGACTCTTCTTATCAAAAGATTGTCGAAGAAGCCGACACAACATTTAACAAGATTATTAATATTTATGAGAACAATGAAGAAAAACCAGTCAACATCTTTGAAGAGATGGAGGCTGTCATTGAAGAACGCGGCAACAATCCTATTACTGAATTTGGCTTCATGGGTCCATTCCCCACAGTTAATAAGATTTATGGATCTCTTCTACGCCCCGGTAACATTACTGTTGTCGTTGCGCGTTCTGGTGTAGGTAAAACATTACTTGCTCTAAACTACACAACCAAGGTCTCTGCCCAGCATGATGTTCCTGTTTTGCATTTTGATAATGGAGAAATGAGCAAGGAAGAAGTTATCATGCGCCAATGCGCTGCGCTCAGTCATGTTCCCATGCACTTGCTTGAAACTGGTCTTTGGCGTAAGGCTGGCGAGGATGTAGTTCAAAGAGTTCGCTCCACTTGGGATAAGATCAAGAAGCTTAAATTTTATTATTATAATGTTGGCGGTATGACTACCGATCAGATGATCAATAATCTTAAGAGATTTTATTATTCTAAGGTTGGTCGCGGCAATCCTCTTATCTTTAGCTTCGATTACATCAAGCCTTCTGCTGATGCTGATGGCAACAAGCCAGAATGGCAAGTGATTGGCGATATGTTGAATAAGTTCAAAAAGACTATTCAGCGTGATATCGTGCAGGATCAAAAGCCCATGATCACAATGTTTACTTCGATTCAGTCTAATCGAAGCGGCATTACTACAAACCGTAATTCTGACGCTATCAATGATGATGAGGGTATCGTATCAATGTCTGACCGTATTACCCATTATTGCTCTCATATGGCTATCTTGCGACCCAAGACAGCCGACGAAAGACAAGAAGAGGGGCCAAACTTTGGTTCCCATAAACTTATCTTCGTAAAGAATCGCTTTCTTGGCTCTGACGTTGCTGGTGCAGTCGAATTGGTTAGAATGCCAGACGGCACGCTTAAAAAGAATTTTATTAATCTTCAGTTTGAGAATTTTGACATTAAAGAGCGCGGCGATCTTCGCGATATCGTAAATCAGGCAGATACTAACGCAACAACCCTACAAAATTCTGGTGAAGACGATAATGTCCCAAGTTTCAATTGATCCAGTAGTTCTTAAAAGCTCGCTTGAGTCTTTAGGTTATCAGCTTAAAGACTATGGTAGTTATTGGAGAACAAGAGCTTTATATCGCGGCGGCGATAACTCCACTGCATTAAAAATCTATAAGAATACTGGAGTATGGACGGATTTTGCTGCCGGTAGCTCAAAAAGCTATCCATTTCAAAGGCTTGTTGAATTAACTCTTGATACCAAAGATTCTTATATCATAAATAAGTATGTAAAATTCGATCCTCAAAATATCATCCATGTACAAAACAAGGAGAAGATTGAGATGGAAAAAATATATCCAGAATCGATGCTAGAGAATCTTTTGCCCCATCTTGATTTTTATTCCAAGAAGATGATCAGTAAAGATACGCTAGATTTTTATAAATGTGGCTACGCTACATCTGGTCAGCTATTTAGAAGAATCGTGTTTCCAATCTATAACCAATTTGGCCAAATTCATGGTTTCTCTGGTAGAGCCGTTTTCTGGGAAAAAGATTCTGAGTTTCCAAAATGGAAGCATATCGGTAAGAGAGCGGATTGGGTTTATCCAGTTAATCTAAAGCGAAATGATGTTTGTGAAGTAAAAGACGAAATCGAAAAACAGCGTTCTGTTATTATTGTAGAAAGCATTGGCGATAGCATGGCTTTATTTGAACATGGATATAAAAACAATGTAGTTACTTTTGGTTTGGGTATTTCATCCAAACTCTCTTCTGCTCTTATCGCACTGGACCCAGATAAAATCATTATTGCGTCAAACAACGATTCTGACGGCGAGACCAATCACGGTCTTATCTCTGCTTGTAAAACATTCCTTCAGCTTTCTTCTATTTTTGATTATTCAAAGTTGCAGATCAAGTTGCCACTTAAGAACGATTTCTTTGATATGCACCTTGCAACATTTGAAGGTGAAGATAAGATTTTTGACGAGTGGAGTGCAAAGACAATAAATATGGACGCTCAAATTAAAAAGATCCATGAAGTTGCGGTTGCTAATAAATTTCCAGATGGTCTTATTAATAGGGCCGAAAAGATTTTAAATGACGCAACCTGAGATTAAACATGTTGCCTTGTCTGCTAGTCGAATCAAAACACTTGAAAAGTGTAGTTGGTCATACTGGTGTAACTATATTTTAAAGCTCCCAGAGAAGTCCAATGATGGGGCGAGTCGAGGCAATGTGGTTCACTTAGTGCTTGAGTGTCTTGCCAAGCAAAAGAGAAAGGCATATGTTGATACAATTTTAAATGCTGGTGATATTTTTACAATCAGGTCTATTAAAAAACTTGCGCTAAAACACGCTAGGAAACTTAAAGTCTCTGATCCAGATAATGTCGAACTAATCAGAGAAATGACATTGACTGCTTTGAAGTATGACTTTTGGGGCGATGCCGAAAAGCCTCCCACCCAAGATTTGCAAGAAAGAGACTTCGATATAACGGTAAATAAAAAAGATAAAAAATACCGAATCAAAGGATTTATTGATCGTCAATTTATTTACGACGATGGTACTTCCGTAGTAAGAGACTACAAAACTAGTAAAGCTGTATTTGCTGGCAAGGATGCAGAAGATAACATGCAGCATATGATTTATATTCTAGCCTCCAAGAAGCTTGACCCAAAACACAAGGCTTCAATGGAGTTCTTGTTTCTTAAGTTTGATTTAAAGGACAAGACTAAGAACGGTGGGTTATTAAAGATGGAGCCGCCTAATAAAAATGAACTCAGTGAATTTGAGAACCATTTAACTGAAGTTCAAAAGGTTGTCGATAACTTTTCTGAACCTGACGCCTATTCTAATTTTGCAGCCGATAAGCCGATGCCTTCAGATGGTTCGTTTAGCGGCAAATTAGCTTGTGGCTTTGCCAAATACAAAGGGCAGCTAAAGAAAGATGGCAATCCAATGTGGCACTGCCCATACAAATTTGGATTTAATTATTATGCTTTGAGAGACAAGGATAATAAAATAATTAAAACTTTCCTAGAGGAAGATGTGGACGAAGCGTTTAAAATTGCCAAGCAGGACGAAAAAGTTACCAAAGAAGCTTATCTTGGATGCCCAAAGCACTTGACATCCTAGACAAAGATGGTAGGATAGTGGTATGATTCCACTGTTTAAGTCTCACTTCTCGTTTGGCAAAAGCATACTTACTCTTAATGAACCAGAGAAGCAAAAGCAAGATGGTCCCGACAGTATTATCTCAATTGCGGTTGAGAATGGCCTTAAAGAGATCTATTTGGTTGAAGATTCCTTAACTGGTTTTTTGACGGCTTTCAAAAACTGTCAAAAGCACAACATTCAGTTAAAGTTCGGATTAAGGACTAAAGTTTGCAATAGTTATGAATCAGTCGATTCATCTACTCACAGATTAATTTTATTTGCCTTAAACGACTCTGGATTTAAGGACATTAATAAAATTTATACCTTTTCTAATATAGAAAAAGAATGTGTTATCTCAAACTCTGATTTACTAGAGCGTTTAACTGATAATATTTTAATTGCCGTGCCATTTTATGATTCCTATATCTGGAAAAATAAATATACATTTTCAAATTGTATGCCCGACTTTCTTGACAAGAAAGAAGTCATATACTTTATAGAGAATAACAAATTGCCATTTGATAAGATTACGGCTGACTTTATTCGCTCTAGTCATAAGGATAAGACCGTAGAATCCAAAACAATTTATTATAAAAACAGAGAAGACTTTCCAGCTTGGGTTACTTATAAAATAGCTTGCAACAGAAACATGGGTAAGAATCAAAGTTTGTCTGCGCCAGAACTCGGTGGCTGCGGCAGTAAAGAGTTTTGCTTCCAGTCTTGGAAGGAGGCATCATGAATAATCTTTTAAAACAAAAAATCAATCAGAAGTTCGTAGTATTTGATACGGAAACAGAAGGTTTATCTTTAACCGATTCTCGTCCTTGGCAATTATCTTGGATCGTCTGCAAGGGAGAAGAGATTCTGGAAGAGCATGATGAATTTGTATTCTACGATGATCTTAATGTGTCCGAAGAAGCGGCTAGGATAACAGGATTCAACAAAGAAAAGTACATTTGCAAGGCGAAGCCTCCAATGGAGGTATGGAAAAAGTTTGCTAATTATCTTTACGATAACAATAATATTCTTGTTGGTCAGAATGTTCTTGGTTATGATATTTATATTTTAAATACAATGATGCGTGGCATAGGCATTCAAAATGATTGGAGTTTTGTCAATAGAATGCTTGACACCAAAGCTTTAGCTACGGCATTGTTTAAGGACATAAAGCCATCTGGAGACCTACTCTCTTGGCAAATGAAACTTATGAATCATAGAGAGAAAGGTCTAAAAACAAGTCAGGGCTTTTTGCTTAAACAATTTGGAATTGACCATGATCCATCAAAGCTACACGATGCTTTGTATGACATTCAGATGAACTATAAAATTTTCCGTAAGTTAATCATGCAGGTTGACGTATGAATAATCTATTAAACTCTTTTCAAAAGTATCAGCATCCTGTTCCTCCAGGTGTTCGTCTTCCAGAGATTAAAATTGATGCTAGATATTATGAGCAGCTTGGCATCGATCCTACAGTTTCAAACGTAGAGTTCTTACGTCAGCTTTGCTTAAGGGCAGTCAAAACAAAATGTGTAGATAAACTATCTAATAAAAAAGAATATTATGAAAGAGCAAAATACGAACTGGCAATCTTTGAAGAACTTGGTTTCGTTGACTACGTTCTGCTTAACTGGGACATTCTTAATTACGCTCATGAGCATAATATTCCTACTGGCTATGGCCGTGGTTCTGCGGCTGGCTCTCTCATTCTTTTTCTAATTGGTGTCACGAATGTAGACCCTATCAAGAATGGATTGTTCTTTGAGCGATTCGTTTCAAAGAGCCGCGCTAAGAAAATTGTAGTAGATGGGATTACCTATCTTGATGGATCGCTGATGCCTGATGTTGACAATGACATTGAGTTTTCAAAGCGTCAGGATGTTATTAATTATATTAAAACAAAGTATGCGGGTAAGACTTGCAAGATTCTTACCATGAATACTCTTACTGGTAAACTCTGTATTAAAGAGTGCGGCAAGATTGTGGGAGAGATGTCAGAGGATGAAGTTAATGCTATTAGCGATATTATCCCAAAACAATTCGGTAAGGTGTTTGCTTTAAAGGATGCTTATGAAGAAAGTGAGCAGTTCAAAGCATTCTGCGATAAGAATCCGAAGATTTACAAGATCGCCAAAAAGATAGAAGGACTAAACAAGAACACTGGCGTTCACCCATCTGGCATTTCTATCTCATATTACAATAATGAAGATATCATGCCTTTACAAAAGACAGGTGATGGTGAAATCGTCTCGGCTTATGACATGAACAACGTGTCAGAAATTACTGTCAAGTTCGACATCCTTGGGCTTAGAACTTTGACTGTTGTTTACGACACTTGCCAGAGACTTGGTTTAGATTTTAAGAATCTTGATTTTGACAATTCATCTACATATAAATTCTTACAAGATCTATCTAACCCCAAGGGTCTATTTCAAATCGAAGCTAATACCAATTTCCATGTCTGCAAAAAGGTAAAGCCAAGAAACATGCTTGAGTTGGCATGTGTGCTTTCGCTTGCTCGTCCCGGTGCTTTGGACTTCCTAGATCAATACGCAAGGTATGTCGCTACTGGTCAGTTCCAATCAGTGCATCCTTTCTTTGACGATATTCTTGGTATTACTGGAGGTATTCCAATCTTCCAAGAGCAGTTGATGAAGATGATCGTTAAGGTTGGCTTTACCCTTGATGAAGCTGAAACTGTGCGCCGTATTGTTGGTAAAAAGAAGGTTAGTGAAATGCCAGCTTGGCAGCAGAAGATTAGAGAAAAGGTTGCGTCTAACAATCTAGAACCAGCAATTGCTGATGTTCTTTGGAAGGTCGCAGAAGATAGTGCGAACTACTCTTTCAATGCATCTCACGCTGTATCTTATGCTACTCTTTCCGCCTTAACTACTTATCTTAAGTTTAATCATCCAAAGGAATTTTTTCTTGCTTTGCTTAGGTCTTCAAAGCATGAGCCAAATCCACATGAAGAAATCGAAGCAATCTCACAAGAACTTTCGTTCTTCAATATCAGGCTTTTGCCACCAGATCTTTCTAAGTCAAAAGCTGACTTTGAAATTGAAGGTGATAATATCCGATTTGGCCTAAACGCCATCAAGGGAGTATCTGATAAGGTATTAACTCATTTGCTTGAGTTTAGACAAGAAGAATTTGCAAACAAGATTGATTGTTTTGATGGTGCTAAAGAGGCTGGTGTCAATATTGGCGTCTTATCCTCTTTGATTCAAGCAGGTACTCTTTCTAGTTTTAGCGAAAAACGTTGTCGTCTCGTCCTTGAGGCTCAGACCTATAACGTCTTAACAGATAGAGAAAAGCGCAATGTTAAACTCTTTGCGCCAAAGTATGACCATGATGTACTAAACACTATTGCTGATTTAGTTAAAAACAAATCTGTTGGTGATGACGGCAAACCATTTATGAAAGAAAGTCGCTTTGAAACATTTAAAAATAAGTACGAGCCATATAAAAAGATTTATGATATGAATAAAAAATACGAGAAGTTCGCTAATTGGTTTTTTGAAAAGCGACTTCTTGGTTACAGTTATACCCACAAATTAAAAGAAGTTTTTAATGATGGTGAGGATAGACTTCACAATACTTATGAGGCTTCTCAGGTTGATTTACGTCAGAATCTAAAGATGGTTGGTATAGTTAAAGAGGCTCGTAAAAAGGTCAGCCGCGCTGGTCGTCCATATTTATTAGTTAAAATTTCTGACGAGTATGGTCAAATGACTTGTCGCTTGACAGATGGAGGCAGAGACGATAAGTTCACCCAGTATTACGAAGGTGGAGGTAAGACTCCTAAAGAGGATGACATTGTGGTTATCTATGGCTCAAAGGCCGACGATTCAATCTTCTTAAATGGCTTGACAATCCTCACAGAAAAGATATACACAAAGTTATCGCAGATCGAAACTTAAGTGTAAAAATGAATACAGTGCAAGACATTAACTTTACTCCTAAAGTAAGAAGAGCTTTAGATGTTGCTAAACAACGCTGTGCCGAAAATAATCAGCCAGAAATAACCGATGAATTTTTATTACACGCGGTCTTGTTCTCGGAATCAATGATTGTCAACCTTGTTTTTCAATCCATTTCTGTTGAAATCAAAGATGTAATTTTAACACTTTCTAAAACACTTCCTTCAAATAGGAAAAAGATAGCTCTTAATTCAATTAAATATAGCCCAAATGTAGTTAAGATAATCAATGAGTCTTATACAATCTCACAGAGCTTTAAGCAAAACTATACTGGCATAGAACATATCTTTTTGTCTTTGCTTCGTAATTCGGAGACAGTCAGAAAATTCTTTAAAAAGAATGGTGTTGATGTAGGCTTCATTTCCGAAAAGGTTGAGAAAGAATGTAGGATGCTTTCTAATCCCGTAAAGAAGCCCATGCAGCAAAGGGGCCAGTCTCAGCAGAGTAATGCTATCTCTGCGTTTTGTTCAGATTATAATCAAATGGCTACCGATGGAAATTTTGACAATATTTTTTTTAGAGAAAAAGAAGTTGCCAAAATGTCCGAAGTTCTTTGCAGGAAGCAGAAGAAGAATGTAATTTTAATTGGAGAGCCTGGTGTTGGTAAAAGTGCTGTAGTAGGATTATTGGCCAAAAAGATTGTCTCCTGTGAATGCACAGAATTTCTTTTGAATAAAAAGATTATATCTCTTAATCTTTCCGCTCTTATTGCTGGCACAAAACTTCGTGGCGAATTTGAGGAGCGTCTAGTTAAGACAATGGATGAAATCAAAAACATGGGGAATGTTATCGTGTTTATTGATGAAGTTCACAATGTTATTGGCATGGGTAATGACGCTGGCTCTATGGATGCGGCGAATATTTTAAAACAATATCTTACTACTGACGAGTTGGGCTTTATTGCCGCTACAACGCAAACTGAATATGAAAAATATTTTGTTAAAGAAGCTGCTATGAATCGCCGCTTTGAGCCTATCTTTGTTTGCGAGCCTTCAAAAGAAGAAACATTTAAAATTTTAAAGTCCTTAAAAGGATTCTATGAAAAGTTTCATATGATCCATTATAGCGATAATGTTATTACTGATATAGTTAATTTGTGCGAGAAATACATTCCTTCTCGTAGATTTCCAGATAAGGCTATCGATTTGATGGATCAAGTAGGATCAAAGGTAAAGATCAAGTCGTTCTCGCGCCCACAGGAAATTAAAGATATTGAAAAACTTATCGTTGAATTTGAGAAGCTTGCTCCAGACGATGTAAAAGAAAATCATCTTACTGATATTATTAAAGACTATGAAGTTAAGTATGATGATTGGGTAGAATCAATAAAAGGCAGAATTTTTAAAGTTAAGACTAAGGATGTTTATGAGGCACTGTCAGATAAGATTGGCAAGTTTATAGACAATAAATCAAACAACGATGGAATTAAAAATATTCTATCTAATCTAAAGAAACACGTTTTTGGTCAGGACGAAGCTCTCAAAAAAATTTCTGACTGCGTTCTTAGAAGTTCTTTTGGCTTGGCAAAGTCAACTAAGCCTCTTGGAAACTTCATGTTTATCGGCCCAACAGGATCTGGCAAGACGCACTTAGCTAGAACATTAGCCAAGCAAGGATTTGGAGACGAAGCTAATCTTTGTGTTATTGATATGTCAGAGTTTATGGAGCAACATTCGGTTTCTAAACTAATTGGTTCTCCTCCAGGTTATGTAGGTCATGGCGATGCAAGTATCTTGTGGTCCCATCTAGACAAACATCCTTCTTCAGTATTTCTTTTTGATGAAATTGAAAAGGCTCATCCAGATGTAGTTAATGTTCTTCTCCAAATAATGGATAGCGGTCAGCTTACTGACTCTATGGGAAGAAAGATGAGTTTTAAAAACTCCATTATTATTATGACTGGCAATGTTGGATTCCAAATCAATGATAATAAAAAGATTGGATTTGGCGCAACGCCCAACGAAAAGCCAAGCAAAGACTCGGTTCTCGAAAATCTAAAAAGATTTTTTAGACCAGAATTTCTAGCCAGACTCAACGATATCGTTATTTTTGACGAGCTTAAGAGAGAGTCTCTCGTAAAAATTGCGGAAACGGAACTTAATCAAATTAAAGATTCCTTAAAACAGAATGAGACATCCATTTCGTTTTCTAGTGAAGTTGTCGATTTTATTATTAATAATACAAAAGATAGCAATACTGGCGCCAGAAAGATTATCTTTTTTATAGAAAACGAATTAAAAACTAAGATAGTGGACATTCTTTCCGTCAATAATTATAATCAAATTAAGGTATCGGTAAAAGATAACCAAATTCATATCGATGGAAAGACAAAGAAATCTTTTGCGACATGCAGTAAAAAATAATAGTATTCTTCCTATAGAATACGAAATGCTTTGCTTTGTTTGCGAGAAAGTAGAAAGAGCTATAAAATCAACAGTTTCTTACAAAGAGAAGATAGACTCGCAGCCTTTATATGACTCTTATCTTATTATTGCGAATGATAAACCTTATGTTCTAAAAATAAATTTATCTCCAGATTTACCAAACTTCTGGAATGAACTTTGTTTAAAAAATTTTGACTTTCATCCTAAAATAATTGCATATTCAAAAGAAGAAGATGATTATAAGTTTATTTGTTATGAAATGCCCAAAGGAATTTTTGCGTCGGACATTTCTAATTATATTTTAGCTCCAAAACTTAATCTTCAAAAGAAGCTGGCATCCTCCTTAAAAAAGATGCACCAAGTAAAGCTTTCTGATAAAGATAATACCAGTCAAATACTAGATTCGATGCTTCCTGCTGAAGCCTCGCTTATTTGGAATAAATACCCTGCCGTAGAATTATTTTCCGAAGTTAAAGTAATTTTTAATCAGATTTATCCACGTTCTACAGAGCGACTAGGGGTTTGTCATTTTAATCTGACAGGCGATTCATTAATAGATACTAGTGATGAATTTAAATTCATAGACTTTGAATATTCAGCAAATGCAAACAATATAATTGATTTATTATTGGCAAAAGAGACCCTCTCTGCCTCAGATCAATCATTTGATATATTCTTGCAGTTTTATGGTATCAATAAACAAGAAATAAAGCCATATCTTGATTCTGCTGACCTCTTTTGCTTCGCATATTTTAATTCAAAGATTGTGGCGGAATACATGACATTTGGAATGAGAGATCCAATTAAATTAAAATTATTAATTAATAAAGCTGGTGATATATATGAGCGGATCAAGGACAAGCTTTTTGTTTCTAAAACCCTTGACAAAAATATAACCTATATCTATAATCTGTGGAAATCATGAATAATACACGCTCAAATCGCGCACTTAATACGATTCGTCGCACTAGTGGACGTTTCTTTGGCCTTGAGACCTCTAACGAGGTTATCAATGCTCGTCTTGTCAACTTCGGCCCTTCTCTTATCACTGTAGAGGACCGCAATGCTGGCCGTAACCGCCGATTCGCCAAGAATCAAGTAAAGGCCGTAACATTCCGAGGGTCAAGGTACACAAGCTCCCGATG